ATACCGTCGATAGGTCTCAAGCATTTCTTCTGGATCTTGCTCCCTCGGCGTTACTTTCCCTCTTTAGGCCAACCATTACGCTCCCAGCTAATAAACTCGAAGACTTCCGACATTACTTTGGAAGGAATGGAGAGTGTATCCTCTCTAGACCAGTCGGGGAGGTCAATCCACTTACCATCGTTCTGTAACTCGCCTCGATATTTAAGGAACAGCGTAACCATCTCGATCTGCTGTTCAGCTACGGTAGATCCACCTTTTTGGACTTCTGCAAGTTCTTCAGCGTAGTCATAAATGACTTCGCTATCGTTTTCTGTATCTGAAAGGATATCTAGAGCTTCTTTAACTGAAATCTTCTTTTTCTTAGATACTTGCTTAGCGATCTTAAGCAGAGTATACGTATTTTGGGCCTGGTTCCTGGCAATTGCCTCTACACCTTCTGCCTCGCCAGCTACAAGATCTTCGTAGATAGGGAAACGAAAAGGGGTAATCTCGTAATACTCTTTTTCCTGAAAGAAGAGATTTGAATACTTACTCATTAATCTATAAAGAAAGATGTGTCAACGGCGACCATTTCCGTTGGTTGATTTTCTACATTAGGCGGTAAGGTCACAGTTAATTTACCACCTTCTTCAGATACAAGTGTCATAGGCGAAGACGACGAAGGGGCGATAAACACCGCCCCAGCCTCTAATAAATCATGCCTTTCACGGCAAGAAATAAAATATGAACGCTTGTCTTCAGAGACCAGCAGTTCATACATAATCAATACACAGACAGTGCTGAAGAAGAATTATCGAATGTTCCTGCCCAGATTTCGCCTCTGGATTGGATTGTCCACGAGTACTCAATCAGACCGTCAGATGGTGCAGCCTCAGACACGTTGGTAACGGATCCCTGGAAAGCACGAGTGTGATAAATGTAGTTGCCGCTGCTGTCCAAGCCTAGGAAGGTGAACATCTCAACCCACAGCTCTACGTCAGGGTCGGATTCTGCGTTAAGCACAAGTTGAATACCTGGATCGATGTCAGCTTGTGGTGCGCCATTGGCATCGAGACTGTTGATGAAGAAAGCAGAACAAGCAAGCTCACCTGCTTGGGTTACACCCACAGAGTCCCTCCAGCCATTGTCTCCTAACAGGAAGAATTCCTGGGAGTTCGGTGCAGGAGTGAATTCAGCTCGGGTTGCACCTTTTAGGGGTAAATAAGTGAGACCTGATGGAAGCGTGATTGCGCCGCCTGAAACGGTACATGATTGACGGGTGCCACCGGGGTTAGCGACGCGGACGATGCGGTCCCGCCCCTTCGCAAAAGCACCACCTGGAAGATTAGCCATTAGCTCTTCTCTGGTTGAATTGAATAATCGGGGATAAACACTTTCAGGGTTTCAAAGGAGATATCAGTTTGTGCAACATGCACTGGATCCTGAATATCAGGGAACCACTGAAAGAGAAGCGCACGCACCTCGGCTAAAGTTTGAGCCGTGTCATAACTGGTGAGATATATCGGCCAACGAATTGACAGAATCACTTGTTGGGACAAGGTGGGCTGGTTCACCATCTCAGGGACTTCATCAATGACACATTCGATGCCACTGATTGTCCAATCCTTGGGAACTTGCTGCTGACCCCGAACCCAAAGGCTGGGGCAGGTGGATCCATCAGGAAGATTGTAATTTCCTAATTTGGAGCCAATTGCTGAATTAACTAACTGGCGTATTTGTGATACATCAGCCATTTAACTCTCTCCTTAGTATACTCTCAAAGAAACTCTTAGAATCTACATTCTCTAAAGCAGTTCGGGTCCAAGGCCGTGCTGGCCATTCGCCTCCACCTTTTAATTTTGTACCTTCATGAACTTGGGCAGCGTATTCAACGGGCCAATTAAATTCATACTTGGTATCTGATACTGCACGAACAGTCTGACTTGCACGAAGCCTGCCTGTATCAACGATGTCTCGTTGTTGACCGTCTACCCAGTCCCACTTTTCAGATGAGATCTCTTTTGTATATTCAACAGATAACCTGTTGACCAGCTCCTGAGTGGCCTTAGCCACTGCCTTATCAAAAGCGGAGGTATCTAGCTTCTTTTGCGCTGCCATCTTTAACCTGCCTTGCCATTTTGCTCAAAAACACCCATAAACTCCTGATGAAGAGTATTACGAGCGAATGTAAGCGTGTTACTTCCTAAGTCTGTAAGGCGGAATGTTCCACTGATACCGTTGACGGTACAAGCGGCTGTGCTTCCTACCTTTACCTTGGCACTAAACTCGGTTGGTGAAAGAAGACGACCTTTACAAGTCACATCGTTCTCATCAATACCAGGCTTTTGTTCAGACTTACTAGGCTGCAGTTGGATATTGGCTACATAGCTCTCAGTCGTATTGACTGGAACACGATTACCTGTCGCAGAGTCCACAGCAAAAGCGTTGTAGACCTGAAAAGACAGAGCTGCGTTATCGAAGGGTGCAAATGCTCCCATCAGAATACAAAGCCAGTAGTGGACGAGAGTCCTTGCTGCATTAGTTGATAGACATAGCCGTAGTTGGTCGCCATAAAACCGTCTCCAGTAGAAGGTCCACTAGAAACGGCTCCAATTTGCTGACCAATAGCTTGTGTGCGTAAGGCAAGCATGTGAGCAGTCAAGAAATTAACTGCGTCGTCATGCTTATCACCCCATACATCAGCATCACATTGTCGAAGTGCTTCAGCGATAGTCGCCGTCACCACAGCCGTCTCCAAATTCCCAAATTCAGGGAAACGGACAACGAGTGTGGCAGCGGTAACTGTCATCAGCCTTCGCCTTCAGTAATAGCTTTTACACGCTTGGCGATTGCGTTCTTGATTCGTACACGGTTCTCTGCAACGTCCCACTCTTTGAGCAGGTCGAGGTCAAAGGTGCCGTAGATCGCATCAAGTGCATCCTTTACAGGCATGGTTTCGAGTCCTCCCGTAGCCACGCTTGCAGGCATAGAACAGACCTCTACATCCTCCTGTACTTTGATTGCACCAAGAGATAGAAGCTCGCCTACAAGAGGCATGTCCTTAATCTTGTCCCAGTCAGCAGGGCTAACGTCGCGGTTAACACCAGATTTGAGCTGGATGCGCTCAGTGCCACCAGCCTTGGCTCCAATAATGGAGAAACCAAGGACAACTTCCTTATCCCGTGGGGGATTTTCCAGTTGAGGGGTGTAGGTAATAATCATGTTCAGGTTAAAGGTGGTTTATCAGGCCTTCTCGACGTAGAGAACACTCTTCGGATAGTAAAGAGCGACTCCGCCAATACGGGCATGTGCAGCAACACTAAATTCCAAGTTCTGGCGAACTGGGGGAAGGAATTCGAGAGTCCGGGGGATGTGCAATTGGACCTTCTCAGGTGAGCGGTCGTAGCAGATGATCCGGTCCTTCGTCAGTGAAGACTTAGCAGCTTCCAGCTCATTGATCGGCTCGATAGAGCGGATATAAGGGTTGGTACGAAGGAAGAACTCCATGACAGTTGTATCAGAAGTCGTACTACGTGGAGTAGTAGAAATAATCCGATAAACGTCGTAAGGAACCAACATTGTGTTGGGTGATTCCTTCATGTTGGAGCCTTGAACAATGCTCGTAGGAGCTTCATTCAGGATCTCAAGCATTTCCTCGGTAGTAATAGACGCGTCGTCGAACCACTTGTTCGGGACCGTCTTATCTACGTTGGCGTTGTTCATGAAGCCGTCCATGGAAACTCCGGCATCACCGAAGTAAGCAACAGATTGGACTTTCTCTTCATATGCACGACGAACGGCATTTGCGCGTCGTTGCTCAAGATTCATTCCAGGCACCATTGCGGCAGCCCGTGTCTCTTGAATTGAATAAGCGAAGCTCGCCCCAAGGCTACGAACCTGATGGGTGACTTCCTTACGCAGGACGTCTGCACGAGGCAGATCTGAAGCTTTGTCCTGGATAAGCTTCATCGATCCTTGAGTATCAAAGATGCGATATGTGAAACTGTCAGCGCCCTGTCCCACCTCGGTTGAAATGGGGAGTACTGAGGAAT